GGATTGAAGAGGGTTCCAGGGTTAAAGAAGTTCTGTCCAGCCATTACGTTCTGGATACCAGTAGTACCAATAGAAGTAAGCGCGCCAAATATCGGGTTCAGAGCAGATGTCAACCAATCACCGCCCTTCTGCTCCGCTAGGATGCTACTCTGATATGTTTTACTCGCCTCACCCTGCCGATGTTTCACAATGTCCCATGCTTCCCCTGTGAGTGGGGCCGCAGCCGCCATAAAGCGCATATCAACAATCGAAGCCATTTGTGTGTTCCTTCCTTAGATCAACGCGCCAAGAGCGGCACCGCCAAATTGTCCAGCCATGCTCCCCAAAGCCCCGCCGAGCATTCCAGGCTGGTTGTATTGAACAGGAGAGGTCATCTGTCCCCAAGGCTGCATTCCAATACGGGACAAGTTGAACCCCATGTACGATGTGGGGTCGAACACATACGGGGCATACTCACGCTCAAGTGCGGCCCGCTTTCCAATTTGTTGCACCGGCAGCATCCCCTCCATCATCGTCAACTTGGCCATTTCATCACTGCGTTGTGCCTTCTCCATCGACTTCAACTTGGACATCTGAGCCTCAAACTGGGAAGCAAGAGCCGTCTTACCCGCAGTGCTCTTAGTCAAGTCAACATCCGTGGACCCAAGACCACGTCTCATGGAGGATGCGAGATTTTTCTTCTCGATCTTCTCGAACTCTTGGCCGAGCCTTTCCCGACCCTGCTTCTCAATATCAGCCGTGAATGAGGGGCGAGTCGTGATAAAGGCTTTGTACTTTTCTAAAGCATCACGCTCCATACCCTCCCTCTTTGCAAACATATCAAACTGAAGTTGCCTCTGCTGGTGGTATTTAGCCATTGCAGATTGCATTTGCGAAGAGATGTCTCCAAAGTACCCACGCATTGCCTCTGGCATCTGCGCCCCAAACATTCGTAGGGGGTTTGATCTCTCGTCGGTACCTCCAAATAGGGAGTCAAAGAAACCCATGATGTTACTCCTAGCGTTGTCTAACTCGGCCAGCGATGGCCAAGACAGCCGTGAGCCTTTCGTATACCCACGGAAGGTCCACTGAACTGTCAAATATCTTCACAAAGATGGCGGCCCCTCGGGCACGCAGACGCCTCGACGCATTCCTGCCCGCCGACCATGTACTGCTGTACACTGCTGTTGATTTCTTGGCATCCTCCACAGTGTCAGACACATAGATTTCATAGTTGACACCTGGAGATTCCCGGTCCAAGACCGCGACCAGTTCAATCAACTTCGCCTCACGAAGGGACGATGCTTGTATCGGTCCAATCCAGACGTGGGACGAGATCGCGGTCCCGTCGTCGTCCTTGGCCGTGTCGGAGAAAGTCCTAATGTGCCCATCAAACCCGCCCAACAGAATCTTACGGGATCCTGGGTCAGGGCTCTTAAAGTCATACAACACGGTTGGGCCAATGGTTCCTGGATATTCCATCGGCCAGAATGAGTTGCTCCGCCGGTCGTAGTAGTAGTGCTTGACCACGCCAACCTGCAACTGCCTCGGGGTCAGGAAGATGTGTACCCCGTGGTTCTTGTGGTCATAAGCCAGGAGTGTGTTCATGGTCTGGAAGTCAACCGAACCAAAGGTCTTGTCAAACTTCCCCGCAGAGAGTCGGTCGGTCTGCGACACGTCATAGTCGTTGGGCATCAGAACATACAGGCCATTCTCAGACATGAAGTACATGGAGTGTCCCGGCCCGTAGCACCACGCTTGAGGACCAACAATCCCCACATCAAGAGACAGGGCACGCTGCTCACTGTTGTCCCACAGCGGGTCTCCGGTAAGTAGGTGCAAACTGCTGTTGCCGCCAACCACAAGGGATGTATGCGAAAATGGTATCAACGCGGTAATCGCAGACGCCATCTCACCAAACCTCGTCGTACTGGACCCCTTGATCGCTCCGGTGAGATCATCACCCCCGCCAAACTGCCAGTTGAGTGGTTCGCCCACAGCGGACATAAACCAGTTCTGGGGGTCATCCGACCTGCCAGACAGAACTATCCTTCCCAGCCAGGAGGCAATAATGCTTGCCCGAGGGTTGCCATCACTTGTGCCATCACCAAAGACGCCGGTCTTTCCGTTTCCACCCGGAAGTTCCCCAAGACCAGATGACGCATCCCAGTCAGAAACGCTTCCGGCTACGCCGGGGACAGAAGACACCGTAGGGTCATACACCTTGTAATTCTTTCCATCCACAAAGTAGAACTTTCGGAAGTATTCAACCCCCATGATGGGGGATTGAAGTGCATCCAAGTCCTGTGAGGATGAGACCCTTGAGAACTCACTCTGCCCAGGTGACCCATAGACGTACCCACCCGAAACCGCCAACGTATTCTGGGGGATAGACAAGTGCCCCCCACTTTCGTACCACTGCCAAGACCGGACCCGTAGTTCATCCGAGCAGGCGTACTTGCTGTCATTTGATGCGGCAGAATCACCATCGTCATCCTTCCTGTTAGTCCAGTCTCTGGTCGCCCAATACTTCACCTGCTTCACAACTTCATCGTTATCCCCACCATTGTTCTGCCGAATAACAGAGTGGTTGCAGTTGTCAAAGAACATCCCATGCCTGGAAGTGTCCAACGTCGTCAAATTATTGAAAGGATCGGAGATATCCTCGTAACTCCTTACAACAACCCCGTTGAAGAGGATGTCCACTGCGTTCTTGATGTTCCTGATTTCCAAGGTGTGGTAGGCGTTTGGGTCCAATTCCTCCTCACCATCCCCCAGCACAATGTTCTTAATGCTCTGAAAGTTATTACTTTCACTAGGGTACTCATGATCCCTAAAGGATGTTGTGTTGGCAATTTCGCCACACATCAAATGCCAGACATTCGAGTTGACCTGTGCGCTTGCGTTTCTTTGAAAGAACACGGCAAGTTGTTTGTTGGTGCTATTGACCGCTAGCCATTCGTCTGATGTGATTGGGTCGTCGTCAAACGTGGCACCCATCCTGAACAAGAACCCAAACTGGCGTCCGCATGCCGTACTGTCGTCGCTCCCGTATGCGTAGTATTTATGCTCGCTGGAGGGGGAGGGTAAAGTGCCGCCGAAGCATTGGACATACCATGGGTCGTAAATCTCATTGTCAGTGTCCGCATCGGCAGCCGTTGCCACAAAGGTTAGTGCTGGCCTAGCGGCGTGACCGGATTCTTCCGTGGGTTGGTGTGTCTTGGGGAACTGAAACTCAAACCTGGTGACAAACTCCCGATTGCCAGATGAGTCCCAAGTATGCTCATCCTCAAGCGAATCCGGCATCAGGCTCATTGTGCCCTGTATAAGGATCTCGTCGCCACCCTGATTGTGCGCATCAGCCAAGTCGCTCTCATCTGCCTGGTCTATCCAGAACTGACCCCCGTCGTACACACTGGTGTTGCCATTGACAACTGGGAACATGCTTGGTTTAATTGAAATGTACGGGGCACCATTCTCATCGGTCTGCTTTGTGACCCCAGAGTGCTCATTTGCAATGGCGTCTTTCCAGCAATCCAAGCCCATAGAGTAATCTGGATTAGCAACTTCGCTACTTGGCAGCACACTGTTCGTCGCAAACTTCTGTGATAGCCCCATGTCAAACTCAGTGTCTGGACCGGGTGCGCCTTGATTTGGGCTCGACAACTTTTTATTGCACATCCCATAAAACTTGTGGCCCAGTGTGGTAAAGGACAACTTGGTGCCGTCTTCGTACCCCGCGTATCGGATATACCCGTCTTTGTGATCCATGCTCTGATCGCTGCTGAACGAAGATATCTGACCAGCAACCATACTGGTCGCGTCCCCAGGAACAACGCCAACGCTACTGACCATCTGAAGTCGTTCAGAGGAGACAGGGTTTCCGGTCACCTTCTCAATTCCCTCACGCCTTCCACCGCGTGCGCGGTCCTCCTCCACATCAAACGGCATGACGTTCATTGCGTCCCAAGTAGTGTTGGGTGGCTGATTGCCGTGGGGCGCACCCTCAACAACTCCGCCAAGTGGGAAGGCTAGGTCAACAGGTTCTTTTTTGGATTGTGGCATTATTTGAATGAGTCCCTGACTCGAATGGCAACATCTAGTTTGTCTGGGTTTGAGTACGACGCGGACTCGGCAACGGTAATGAGCACATACTGATCACTATCCATGTCAAATCCGTATTCCTCCTCAGTCCACACAGCGGAATCCCCTGTCTGAATGACTGTCCGATCAAGCGTCCTTGAGACCGTCCCGTTTGTTAAAGTAAGTGACACCGTAAAGGGCTGCGTGGAGTTGTGGTGGTTGTAAACCACCGCACCAATAAACTGACGGTTGCGAACCGCCCTGGAATTAGTGGCGGTGTCACTGTTTATAGGTGTTCCAGCAGCCTGAGCCTGGTAAGCCCACCCAAGTCTTGCCGTATAGGTCCGTGTTTTCTTGTAGTCGGACATAGTTAAATCTCCTCCCCCCCGGCAGGGGGAGAGAAGGGGGTGTTTGAGTTACAGTCCACTGGCATCAGCAAAGGCACTTGTAGCAACGGCGGAGTAAACAAATCCACCGACATTCCAGTTGGTGCCATCGCAAACCATTTCCAACCGCGATCCCGCTAGGGGATTGATCATGGTGCAGTAATCGTTGCTGTTGTTATCCGACACGATTGGTTGAAGTTGGTCAGCCGAAGTAGTGGTTGTGCTATCCACCAGCAAGAAGCCGCCAATGAAGAAGTTGGTGGCGGAGGGGCTGATGATTTCCAGATCGTATGACCCGGTCACGGTAACCATGAATGTGTAATGCAAGCCAACCTCAACCGCAGGCAGGGTGACGGCAACGTCGCGTGCAGAGATGTTTGCAACCACAACACAACCGCTGCTCTCAGCATCCAGTGTGTAGGTTGCTGCCGATCCAACAGAAAGATGCCGCGCTCGGTTGCCCTTCTGTTCAGCCATTGCTGTCCAGGCGGAAGCAGATGAGCGAAGGAGTGTTACGGTTTCACCCTTGCCGATGGTGGCACGGGTAGTGCTGCTGTCAGTGGACGACTGGTTGACGGTAATAACCTCCCCGGTCGCATCCGAGGCGTTGTTGATCACAAAGGTCTGACCACTGAAGGAAGCCGCAGCCGTTGGAAGAACGACGGTGCGATCCCCTGCCGGATCAAGTTTGTGGTACACCACATCGTTTGTGGTGAGCGTCTTGGTTCCCGCCAGGGTTTCGACGTTGACGCCAGCAGTTCCGCCAGCGGTCTCCGTAGCAATCTGTCTTGTTCTATGTGGACTTGGCATGATTTTCTCCTATGCCTGTGGGTAGGTGCGGACCCACTCGCCGCGTGGTTATGACCAAGGTAGGTCAGATACGATGCACTCCCAGTGAGTGCCCTTTGAAACGAACGCGGCCAACGTGGCCGGTTTGATGATTGTTCCGTCAGTATCATCCGTCAGGATGTTCCCCTGGCCGCCACATTCGGCAAGCCAGATCGTGTCGCCCTCAGATTGCTCGTACTTCGTAGGTAAGTCAACCACCCTGTCCTCGGACCCAGCGTCACACACGATGAATGTGTTCGCGTCGTCAGCCCCCAAGAAGTGGCGGCCTTCGAGTTCAGTAGTGGTGTACCCGACAGGAAGAGTTGAGAGTTGGTTCATGGTCTCCATACCTTTCCTACGATGGGTCCGCCGTGGAATCCCACGGTAGGTTCATTCGAGAAGACACTTGAGACAACGCGCCGCCACGGATCACACCGTAGTCTGGCTGCACGATGCCGTCCTTCTCTAAGAGACGGCGGTAGATCGGGCCGTTCTCGACTTCAGCCAACCTGGCCTCCAACCCCTCCTCCTCGTACCCGAGGGCAAACGCACGGACCAGCGAGATCAGGGCAGACTCCGCATAGTCGGGCATGTCGGCACTGTCCCCGTCATCATTCATATCCCGCCAATTGCATCGGTACGCAATACGGATCTTGTCGGCAGAAGATGGTGTCGGGTGGATCTCGATTCGGGGAGGGGATTCAATCGGGACTGACGACAGGGTTTGCGTTGGGTATACGATCACGGCCCAGTACACCTGCGACTGCCCGATGGCCGTTGTCCTCCGTTCCAGAAGGTCGTCCATCGTCGTAAAGTGAATTGCCTTGACCAGCCCACTGTCCATGTGGGCCGTGATCATCTCACCAAAGTCTTCCGGCAAGTCACAGTATGGGACATTGGCAACAAACGACAGGGTGAGTGGGGGCCGCTCCCTGAACTTCCAAGGAGCCAGGAACATATATCGGCCGGCCTCGTTGACAATCCCGGCCTCACTCAACTGAGACGCGGGGGATCCACCAAGGGCGTGCTGGATGTGGTTCTTCAGGTCTGAAAGTGTGATTGCCATGATCAGGTTTT